ATCATGCCTGGGGCTTCTGTGCCGCCAAACGTGCCCGAGAGCTTCATGGCTTGTGCCACGTGCTTTGACGCCTCTAGGAACCCGATGTAAGGCTGACTGTTTTCACCATAGCGACCACCGAGCACCTCGTAATAGTCATCCGCTGGCGCGCCCTCATACGTTACCGTGATCTCGTCGTATGGATACACACTAGAATCAAGCGCTCTTATCTGCGCCTGTAGCTCTGCTGCCGTATTGGCTCCACTGGTGCAATTTGCAAGCGTGATCGTCACAGCCACGGTAGGCTCATCGGCCACGCTCACGTATACGATATTGCTGGCCAGTCCGGTCAGGTCAAACGACGGGTTTGTGCCTCCGCGTGAATAGCCTTGCGCTTTCTCAGGGAAAGCAGGCAAACAACAGTACGCGCGTACAAAATTCTTGGCCGAAGCAACCAGATCGGTGACGTAGGTGCTATCATCCGTGGTTATCTCAGGATTCAGTTGTACGCGCGTGAGGACCGACATTTACTTGATTGCCCCTGCCTTTGGTGCTTGCTTCGAGGGCTTTGGTGTCGGCTTAGGTGAATCCACCGCTACCCAGTTGGGCCGGGCCTTGTTCTTGGATACGGGAGCCTCGCTAAACTCCACTACGTCACCAGCTTTTACTAACTGGCAACCTTGTTCCACTTGCAGCAAGACGTCACGCTGTGCAATAAATTTCGGCATCAATAAAACTCCGTGAAGTCCGCCCCTCCGTACCGGCAAGGGCGGACTGTTGGTTACTTAGTTGGGCGCGGTCGTCAGGTAGGCTTTGAAATTGCCTGCCGTCAATGGGCCTGTGCCGATGGTGTAATTCAGCCGCACGTACTGGCGATGCGTCAGCGGGATGGTGAAGGTCATCAACCTAGCACCAGCCGTCAAGGCCGCAACAGCGATTTGAGGAACCGTGTGAATGTTGGCGAACGAACTATTGTCCGCGCTATCCTGTACGGCAAGATCCAGTGTTGCCGACCCATCTGCTGTGGCCGCAACAGAGACCTCCACCACGAGGTACAGCGGAACGCCACCCTTGCCGAGATTGGGCGCCACTTGACCAAGGTCGATGGTGTTGGTGGATGCCGCTGTACTGGTCACTGCTTGTGCGTCGGACAATTCGAGTTCTGCGTCTAAAACAGACATAATATATACTCCTTCCAGCTGATCGCTGTTTAGCTGATCGCTGTTTCGGTGTCGAGGATGGCGTCTACCTGGCGAATCGGAATGCCCCGGAAATTAAGGACGGGAGTCCCGAATTGCTCGCCAGAAGTGTAGTTGACGTTGGCTTTGGCTGCGGCAGCGATGTCCATCTGCGTCTTGATGGTGGCATTGCAGTAGATTGCAGCACCGCGTCCACCGTCAGGAAGCCGATTGATCGCCGTGATCAAGTCGTCCGGGTCAAAGATATTGCTCGCCCCAGACGCTTCGATGTTAGCAATGCGCTGAGTGCACCGCGTGTCTTCCACGACCAAACCATGGTCCCACTGGAAGTGCGTGCGGTACGCGTCGTACAGCTTTCCGGCCGCGTCTTTGATTGGGGTCTTGTCGTAAGCCTTCATGGACAGACCACCAGACGAGCCCTTGGGATAGAACATGTAAGCCTTGCGCACGCCCCACTGGATGACGTAGATAGATGTGGTGTCGTTGCCGGTTCCACTTGCGCCAATGACGTTAGGTACGCCATTCGCGGATTCACTGGCTAAGCTGTTGAGCCGAGTCGCAAATCCGTTCATCTCTTCAGGGGAGATGGCCGCGTTGCCATTCATGAGGGTCGATGCGAACGTATCTCGCATCCCCTCGATATGGGCCGAATCCTCTTGGAACCGGAAGCCTTGGGGATTAGGGTTGGAATCTACGAGCTTTGCGTCCTGCTCGCTCCAGTCTTCCAACATCCCCATAGACTCAAGGCCGGGCTGGGTGCGACCAGCCGAGCGGTCTACGCCTTCGTTTAGCTTGCGATAAGATCCCGTAGGTTTGGCAGATCGGATACTGTAGCGGTGACCGAAGATCTCGTTTCCTTCAACCCAAGGGATATCGGACAGGATCTCGTTTTGGTTCGTGAGAACCTCGGCAACAGGAATCAACGCCCCGTTGTGGAAGCTGGCAGAAATATCTGCGAGCGTTTTCTTGTTTGTGCCAATTGTGGCCATGACTGTATTCTCCGGTGCCCGGTAATTATCCGGGGAACCATATAGTTAGCCAGTTGCGGCCATGCCTGGATACACCTCGTTCAGCTGTTCTTGCTGACTTTTGGGCGTATCTGACGGCGACCCGTCTGGTTTCTTTCCAGTGTCTAAGCGGATAGCGACCTCGGCATCGACCAATTCCTTGACCCGTGCCTGTAGTGCCTCGCCCGCCTTTACGTAATCCTCGGGTTTCGAACGCACACCCATGAGGGCGTCCTCGAAATCTCCGAGCTTTGCTTCTTTTAGAGCGCTACCAATGGCGTCGCGCTCGTCCTTCGTGGCCAAGGTCGCTTTGAGTGCATCAAGTTCAGCTGTCTTCTGCTCGTGTAGAGTCTTGAATTCGCCTTGCTCCTTCAATTTCTCTGTCTTCGCTTCGAGCTTAGCTGCTTCGATGCCCTCTTGCGTTTTAATCTCTGCGCTTTCATTGACCTTTTTAACGGCCATAGTTACGCGGCGATCAATCTCGGCTTTGTGCTCTGCTTCCGTATAAGTCCGCTCGCCTTGGTCCTCTTCGGGAGTCCCACTGCCGTCGTCCTTGGTTTCACTCATGCTTGTTATCTCCGGTTTGTGTCTGTCTGTATTTCTTACGGACGATTGTATACCTATTTTGTGTCGGTGTCAAGTACCCTCTTTTGCGGCTGCGGTCTTCTCTGTGCGTGCTTCTGCGCGGTCGGCATATACGTCCTTGACTGCATCGTTCGATCCGTAGCTCACCGTGCACCGACAATTGACGTGCTGTGGCGGGGTCTGCACACCTCCAGAAAATTCGGAATTGACATCTATAGGGCCTTGCGCCTCGTTTGCCTGGCATTCATCACTGACCAATTCGTCTCCTGACGTTTGCCAGACCTTGAACTTAGCGCCTCTCGCTTGGGCGTCGGCTGCATTTACAACGCTTGTGCCATGCCTCATCTCGGTGCGGGCTATCGTCTCTTTTCTGTCTTTTAGCAGTTTTTTGTAGAACGACTCGGCCCTGCGTTGTATGTCAGATGTGGACAGATCAAGATCTTCCAAGCCCGCGACATAATTGGCGTATGACTTCGCTCGATTGGCGTCAAGTCCCTTTACTGCGTCTAGCGTCCGAGCCACCTCTAATGGCCCCTTGCCCTGCGCTGTGGCTGCTGCTATCTGGTCTCCGAGTTTAGATATCTCACTGTTCATCATATTGGTAGTAAGATCGCGAGCCCCAGACGTAGCGCGCTCCGTGATAGCATCTAGTACCGCTTGGGATGGATTGCTTTGGAGTGCAGTCAGTAATGCGTCGTACGTGCCATCGGCTAGGCCCTCTAGTGCTTGGGCATAGGTCGCCTCCATGTACTCGCGGAGCGCCTCAAACTCTGCCCCGCTAGAAGGCAGATCCATAGCGACGATCATAGCCGTTATATCTGATTCTGGCAATGGAGGCAAAGGCGTATCAGTCGGTAGTGGCATTCAGACCCCTATTCACGCGATTCAACAACCTATCCCCGATCAACTCCATCGCTTTGTCTATGCTTGGGCCAAAGTCGTTGCCAGCCTTCTGTACAGCAAGGTCCTGCCTAGCCGCTGACGTTGCTGGGTCTTCATTGATGCCTTCGGTCTCGGCCCGGACTACGCTCTCGTCTTGGAGTGCCTTTAGCTCTTTTTCAGGGTCGTTGATGTCTGTGAGTAGCTCCAACTGGGTGCGCTGGGTGACGATCCCATTCAGTGCGCCAATGTTCATCCATTCTTCGATGCGATTAACCGGGATTGAAAATGTCATGATCACGTTGTAGTCCTCGATAACAGTACCGCCCATCTTGCGAGCGATCCCATTCAGGAGGTCTATTCGCGCGCGCATCCCCTTGGTGAGCTCCTTAATCATCGCGCCTGCCCGGTTTTGCATTGGTGTGAATTTGAGCTGTAGGGCTATCCCCGACGTACCGCCTGTAGCGCCTACTATCTGTTGTACGTCTGGCACACCAGTCATTAGGTGCACAGCTTCCCTTGACCGAGCCAAGTGTGATTCCACACGAGCGACGTCGGTAACTTTCGTGAGGTACTCAGCATCCGAGTCCTCGGGCATTGGGAGCATCCGCATTTTAGTGATAGTGTCTGCGTTCTCTGCGGCCCAAGCCCCCCCGACGCCTTTGATCTTCAGTAGAGCATCTGCCGTTTGTCTGATATCATCGCCACCGAGACTGTCTATCTCGTTATAGTCGTCTATCTGGCCTATGAGCGCGTCAGTCAATAACCCACGCTGGTCTACGTCTGGGATCCACTCTACAATAGGCACTTGGCCGTAGTTGTGCTGTGTATTACTGATCTCTACCCATTTGCCCTTGGTCCCTTGTGTGCCAGCTCCCTCGACGACGTCCCGAGCGTGTACAGTTATAGACTGTTCGCTATAGACGTGCTGGAGCTCCTTCGGGACGGTCAATAGCGCCCCATCGTAAAAGCTGTTTTTGCCAAGCGTGACGCGATTGATAGCTAGGACCACACTGCCTGATTCGTCTCGCGTTAGTGCCCATTTCTCTGGTCTCTGCGCCGTAATGACTGGAGCTTTTTCAGTGAATTCGTGCAGCTCAAGAGCGCGACCATACACCAACGCATTACTTAGATTGTTAACATCTATAGCAGGAAGGTCGAGAGCATCCGCGATGATGCCATAATTTGCTGCACCCGCGGCGCCCTCCTTATTGCTGGTCAGCTGATAGTCGGTAGACGTGAGCGAACCCACATACATATCAACCACGTACTCTGCGAAGTTTGTGACGGTGTTGGTCTTTTTATCGCCATTCGCGAATGTCTCCGTGCGCGTAGATATGGAGTGCTTGCCGTTGAAGTAATCGCGCCGCTTCTTTAGCTTTTGGCGGTCCCCAGATTGACCGTCCCATATTTCGTCTATCTGCTTTGTGGTAATTTCCATTGCCTAAATTCCTACTGTCGAACGGTCAAAAGCGGTTATAGATTGCTTGCTAAAATCTTCTATGGCGACATACACAGCGTCAGGCCCATCGTCGTGACCTTTTGGGAATGCCGCGAACTGCTTTATTAGAAAGTCGTTCCAGTCGGCGCGAAGCATGTGAACGTTACCGGCCTCAAATACGACTTCTAGGAACGAGAGCTTTGCTACCTTGTCTTTGTACGCGCCGACCTTCTCGACGTGAGCCCGGCCACGGAATTGTCGCTTGAGCGTGGTGTATGCGTCTTTGTACCCTGCGACGGCCTCAATCTTGATAGACACACCAGCTCCGTCTTTTGTCTGGGTCGCGTCTATGAGCCTGTTCCGGGCGGGTGCCTCTTCGCGACAATAGACCAGATCTGATATCCATAGTTCGAGCGCTCCTTCTGAATTTGTCCGTGCACCAGCTTTAGCCCCGCACGTGAAATCGGGGTCGCTGGACGTCCGCTGCTTCTCGCTGGACGCCAGATCCCAACCGCGCCGGTACTGGATGTCCGGGAACTCATCTATCGACTCGTGGAATTGAATAAATTGGGTCTTGAATATATTGCCCTCGCGCACCTCTGGATTGCACCCGAGCAGGCCCGCAGCCGCGTACTTCCCAAGGGCGGCATATAGTGACTTGTACCAAGACTCTCCGTAACGCTCTGGGAATAAGTAGCCGCTAGGGTAATCCTCCGACATCGCGGGAAAACATAGCTCTTCGAATCGCGGGAAGTCAGGGTCTTTGGCCATCTCTTTCGGGATGCGACCGTGAGGATCATCCACATGCCAGGGTGTAGCGCATATGATGAAGATACACACGTCAGCCATTCGCGTCATAATGTCGTTGGTGATATTGTGCCAGACCTTCTCGCGTATCAGGGGTGATTCAGCATCTTCTCGGTTTCGACAATAGTCATCAATCAGCACGACGTGACCACCTTTGCCCGTGATGCTGCCGCGTATGCCTACAGCCGACACCTCTCCCGTGGAGCCTTCTATGGCCCATTGATTGATGGCGTCCCTATTGGCGTCTATCTTGACGCTAGGGTATAGCTCTTGGTACTCATCGCC